ATCCGGCCATCCCGACTTCTCTTCGGGCTGATTAACAAAGATTAACCATAAAAATATGGGGCACAAAACGAAACGTAATAAAGGGATAGAGACGGGAGTTGGTGCGAAGCTGTTGAGGAAGTGAGAGTTATGACGGAGAATTGGCGAATAGGGACTTCAAAACGAAACGTAAAAAAGTTTACATGAGTTTATATGAGGTTTACATGGGAGGGGTGAAAGTTAACATGGGGGTTTACATGGGGGAGAGAATGGGGTGTTTTTCCGCTTAAAACGGGGGGCTGAGGGACGGATGGCGGTTGATGGAAAGGAGGGCATTGAATGAGGGGAGGATGAAGAAGAGAGGCGGTCTGATGGCTGCTTTTTTTGTAGCGTCTTTGAAAATATTTTTTCGATAAAATATTCTATATAACGGTTATTTGGTATATTTGCCGTGTAAAATGGAATGAAGATGAGACAGGTGAAAGTTGTGCATGTGCACCTCAAAGGGAAACGCAAAGACTATTATTTCGGGTCGATCACGGCCATATATTCGGTGCTGACAGCCGAGGAGGTCGGGGCGTGCAAAGAGTATCTTCTGCATGCCGGATTGAGCGGAGGTGGCACCGTAGTGACTAAGTGCGCGATAATCAAGCAGTCAGCACTGATTACATGCCCTAAACGACGAAATGGATAGAGCGTCTTAGATGAGTGCTAAAACGCTGACAGAACGAAACTTGAACGATTCTCGAACGATTTTTGGATAAATTGAGCCTGGGGGCCGCATTTGGCTTCCTTTTTTCATGCCATAAAACGAGCGAAATCTGGTCAAAAATATGCTTGGGTGTGGGTTTGGGTGTGGGTTTGGGTGTGAGTTTGGGTGTGAGTTTGGGTGTGAGTTTTCCGATAAAAAAAGTGGGATTGAGATGGTCAAAATCCAAGATTTTCCATGTAAAACGGCAAAATTGGGTGGATAGAGGGGGTGAAAATACCATAGGCTTATACGCACAACGAATCGCCCAATTTTGATATATCGCACAAAATCAGCGCATTATCAAAATTGGGTGTTCAAAAGGTGCGTGTGGGGCTTTTGGGGAGATTTGGGGCAGCCCGCCTGTGTGACGCATGTGTGCCTTTTGTGTGGCATTTGAGGCGCACAACGGTGCATTCAAAATTGGCGCACGAGACCAACGACAAGAGCCATGTGGTATATCTCTTTCTTGTGCACTGGAAATTCCGGAAATTCCGGATTGTTTGATCTGCACACGATATATTCACCATTGTCAAAAATGCGTTTCACAATGATACCATCAGTGGTGTCAAGCACATAAGTGCGTCCCCATTGAATGAATGTCGACTCCGTATTGAAGCGGCATGCGAGTTCATCACCGGACTCGATCACCGGCGCCATAGATTCGCCACGGGCAATAATTGTAAAGTCATATTTTGGGAGAGATTTTATTACTGGGAGGCGTTCGCATTGATCCTCTTGAATAGAATCTACGGCTATAGAAAGACTTCCGGCAGCTGCCTCGAACGGTATGCGAGGTCGGGTCTGCAACCTTTTTGTATCTTTTATTTGGTTTGTTGCTTGATTATCTGTATCTTCACATGAAGATATTGGTACGGCAGGGCGTGATTCATATCGCGTGGTACCATTCGTTTTAAGCATTTCCCCTCTGCCTGTTAAAAGCCAATGAGTATTTACATCATTTGCGTAGTCAAGAAATCTCGACAGGTTGTCTTCGCTTATACCGTTTGGTTGCTGCAAAATACCTCTCGTAATCCCTGATTCCTTATAAAATTTGTATTCTGAAATTTCTTTAGACCGCAGATAGCGCAAAATATTTTGCTTTATCTGCGATTTTTCTTGTTTAATTTCTTGCATAGTCAAGATTTATAGTGTATCTTTGCATCGTGTTCGGGTTTGAACAGCCCCAAAGATACGAAAAAGCCATGACATTGGCAATTGAGAGCATTGGGTGGGTACAAACCCGGACACGACAAAGGCCAATCCGTGAGGACGCCACCGCCAGGAGTGGCGGGAAACCAAGACACCTAATGATAGATGCCGCCGGATGGCAGACAGGTGAAACAATCAGACCTTTCCACACCACCGGCGGCATTTCGGAGGGGTAGCTCAATGGGAGAGCAGCCAAATACAAAGCCGGAGATGCAGGTTCGAATCCCGCCCCTTCCACAAATCTAACTTCAATTTTTATGAAAAGACTTTTAAAAATCTGGTTACGGCTGAAACTTCTTGAGGGCCGATACTCAACCTCTCTTGCCTTAGAGCATGTAAAGCAAGAGGAAGAATGGATCCTTAAAGGAGGGATTTGGGAGATTCCCTTGAGATACCGCTGTGTGAAGTCCGTATCAATTACACATTATACTCGATTATGGGAATTTCTGTGCAGCCGTTAGCTTTAGCAAGGACTTCGCTGCAAGGCACCCGGATTTCAAGATAATCGCGCATCCCAATCACATGATGCGTAAAATTTATTCTTGTGCCGTCTCCCAAAGGAACGATCGATACTATAGCTGAAGTGTTGATGATGACGGTTTCTCCGATGTTGTTTTTGATTTCAATGAATTTACACATAAATGTCTGCTTTTATAGTTTGCTACCTCTAAGGTAGGCATTTTCAGTTGTTCCGGCAAATTATGCAAGGGTTACAGCTGACAGGGAGGGCATGGTGTCTGGCATTCATGACCGGTAGCCGGGGAAGACCGGCAGAGGGGTTCGATTCCCCTCCCTCCCCCTAAATTCAAAGCAGGATCATTATGAAAGAACGTGCAGAGAAGATGGCAGGACGTGCCATCATGCAGCTGACAGAGGTTGCCACGCGCTACATCGAGGATGTGGGGCAGGTGCTCACGGAGATGGAAGCGACCCATGACGACGCGGAGCTGATGAGATCGATGGACTATCAGACGCTGCTGGCGGGTCAACGGGGTCTGGAGGGTATGATGGATCAGATGAACAAACAATTAAACAAAACGATATGAAAAGGTTTATAGCAGTGACCAGAGAACAGCGGGAGAAGCTGATCAGAATCTTCGGCTGCACGAGCAGGATGATCGAGTTTGCACTCGCATTCGACAGCCGGAAAGGGAATTCGGATATGGCCAGACGGATCCGCAAGGCCGCCCGGGAGATGGGATGCCTGACGCATGTGGTGCATGCGGAAACGGAGTGTTTCTATGACTCGGATGGGACGATGCATCAGCCGTTTCCCAACGGGGCGCATATCGAACTGTACAAGGACTCGGGCGAAGGTGTAATCATCCACAAGGGGAACATTGTCGCCAGATATGAGAATGTGAAGGTGGCCGAGATTCCGGCCATCCAGCAGCGGGCGGCAGCACTCTGACCGGAAAGGAAGAAGTCAGGCGATGGAAATCTACAGGAACATAGTGTGCGTGACGTTCGAGGAACTGACCTCTGACCGCGACGGCGAGCCGGTGATGTCAAAGAATACACTAAATAGTATTCTTCGTAATGACAAATCGCTCCGTCTGTCAAGCGGTGGCGGTCTGGGGCGCTATGTTCGCATAGATTTCTACCGTCTGCGGGAGATGTACCGGGAGCGTTATATCGCCAAGTACGGAGATCCGGCGCAGATGATAAAGGAGATGCGCATGCGTGAGCGGCTGAAGCTCGAGATCGACATGAAGGCGAGGAAATTTTATGAGGATTTCAGGTATGACAAGCGCGGAGAGGAGGTCAGGCTTGAAGACCGGCTGATCGAGCAATACACGGTGAACGCGTCAGTGCTCAACCGGATGATCTCGATAATCAACGACAGGAGCATGTACCGCAAGGCATGCAACGGGCGGGCGGCATCCATCATGGAAAGTGTGGGTGACATCTATGAACAGTTGCGTGACGCCTACGGACATACGCTCCCGACAAGCGCCCCCAGGCTCAGAGCCACCATCAACGATTACAGGCGCGAGGGGTATTCCGCCCTGATAAGCCGCAAGATCGGCAACCGGAATACGGTGGTTCTCACCGAGGATGCCGGGCGCTACATCATTGCCTTGAAACGCAGTTCGTCGCCGGTTTATACGGACCGCCAGATCTTCGAGCGATTCAATAAAGAAGCCGCCTTCCGCGGATGGAAGCCTATAAAGAGCATGAATACCCTTCTGGGTTACCTCAACGCGCCGAACATCGAGCCGCTCTGGTATGACGCAGTGCACGGTGAGCTGGCGGCACACCAGCGCTACGGGCGCAAGAACAAGACCGAGATGCCGTCGATGAGAGATTCGCTGTGGTATGGCGACGGCACCAGGCTCAACCTCTATTACAAGGCATGGGTGGACGGCAAGGGATGGGAAGCGCGCACCATGCAGGTGTATGAGGTCATGGATGCCTATTCGGAGGTATTCCTGGGTTACTATATATCGGAGAACGAGGATTACGAGGCGCAATACCACGCCTACCGGATGGCTATCCAGGTGTCAGGTCACAAACCTTATGAGCTGGTGCATGACAACCAGGGGGGCCATAAGAAGATCGGGGCATTCCTTGACATGCTCGTGAGCGGCGTACATCGTCCGACGGCGCCCTACAGCGGGCAGTCGAAGACCATCGAGAGCGCTTTCGGGCGCTTCCAGGCTCAGGTGCTGCACAAGGACTGGCGCTTCACCGGCCAGAATATAACGGCAAAAAAGACTGTAAGCCGCGCCAATCTGGAGCGAATCAGGGCCAACGTCGACAAACTCTACACCCTCGAGGAGCTCAAGGAAGCGTACTCCCGGGCGCGCAGGGAATGGAATGAAGGGGCGCACCCGGCCACCGGCGAGAGCCGTCTGTCGATGTATGAGAAGAGCGTGAATCCCGCAACCCGGGAGGTGACACCGATCGACATGGTGGATATGTTCTGGCTGACGACCGAGCGCCCCTCGACATACACAGACAACGGACTGAATATAACCATAAAGAAGAAAAATTACCGTTATGAGGTCTATGACGAGACGGGGATGCCCGACCACGAGTTCCTGCGGAACAACCGTGGGCGCCGGTTCTACACCAAATATGATCCGTATGACCCATGTTCGGTGCGACTCTACACGATGGATGCCGACGGCGGCATGCGTTTTGTGAGGATAGCACGGCCCTACTTCGTGATACACCGCAACATCCAGGAGCAGACCGAGGGGGAGCGGGCGTTTATAGCGGCCAACATCAAGGCCAACGAGGCCGACCGCATACAACGTCAGATCGAGGGGCGTGCCATAGCACGGGAACACGGTATGGACATGGAACAGCAGGGGCTGAACCGTCCGAAGATGGCCGGCCTTTCAGGAGCGGAAAAAGCGGAGCGGGAGATCGAGCGGGAGGTCAGGCGTCGCACCCGCAAATATGCGGCCGATCCGGAACAGCTGTCCCCCGGGCGCGTGGGAAAAATCATCAGCAACATGGTTTTCGATCCGCTTGACGGGGGGATCCGGGTGGAGGCACGGAAAGTGGCAGGTAAACTTTAATGAATCAACAATTAACGAATAACGATATGGAAAAGATGACACAGGAGGAAAAGCGGGTCATAGTGGAGGCCCTGAAAGGGTATGTGGCACGTTATCCGAGCCAAAGCAAGGCCGCGGCGAGCCTGAAAGGACTGTCGGCCCCCACTCTGAGTGCGATTCTCAACGGCAAACATGAACTTGTGAGCGATGAGATGTTCCGCTCCATCAGAGAGCAGGTGATGCCCGGAGAGGTACGCGGCGGATGGCAGCTTGTGGAGACGGGTGCATTCCAGGAGATATGCATGGCACTTGGCGACGCACAGGAATACAAGAAGGTGAGATGGATCGTGGGGGACGCGGGTTGCGGCAAGACCACAGCCGCCGGAGCGTATGCCCGCGAGAACCGGGAGGTGTTTACGGTGCTGTGTGACGAGGACATGCGCAAAAGCGACTTCGTGCGTGAGATCGCACGGCGTGTAGGGCTGAGAAGCGCAGGGATGCGCATAAGGGAAACGCTTGAGGCGGCCATCCGGCAGATCATGCAGATGAAATCACCGCTGTTGATCTTTGACGAGGGGGACAAACTCAATGACAACGTGTTCCATTATTTCATCAACATCTATAACCGACTGGAGGGTAAATGCGGCATAGTGTTCATGTCGACCTCCTATATAGAGCAGCGGATAGAGCGCGGGGTGAATGCCAACCGCAAAGGCTACAACGAGATCTATTCCCGTATCGGGCGGAGATTTTTCAATCTCGACCCCACCACCCCCATGGATGTGTCGGCGATATGCCGTGCAAACGGACTGAGCAACAACCGGCAGATTGCTAATGTTGTCAGAGCGACAGAGAAAGAGGATTTTGATCTGCGTTGCGTCAGGGCGGCGATACATAGGGAGAAAAAACTACGTGAGACGGGCGCGTGAATGTTGTTCGAACGATGTTTTAACAGCATCGGCGCCAAAACAGAGAGGAAACAAAGAAAAATGGCAAGGGCATATTCAGTGAATGAGGTAATGAGCATGAAAAAGAAGACAATACAGTTCAGCGGAGCGTGGGCGGACGCTTTCGGCGCCCCGGAGCGGACTGGAGTGTGGTTTGTGTGGGGGCAGTCAGGAAACGGCAAGACCAGCTTCATGATGCAGCTGAGCAAGGAGCTTTGCAAATATGGCAAGGTGGCCTACAACAGTCTGGAGCAGGGGGTGAGCCTTAGTATGCAGCAGACACTGGCGCAGCATGGGATGATCGGGGTGAACAAACGGTTTGTGCTGCTCAACCGTGAACCTATGTCAGAATTGAGCGAGCGTCTGGTGAAGCCCAAAAGCGCAGATTTCGTGATCATCGACAGTTTCCAGTACACACAGATGGGGATCAAGGAGTATCTGCGGTTTGTGGAACGTCATTCAAACAAGCTGATCATATTCGTCAGTCAGGCCGATGGGCGCAATCCGGACGGGCGCACGGCCCGCAAGGCCATGTTTGACGCCGACCAGAAGATCTTCGTCGAGGGGTTCAAGGCAGTTTCCAAAGGACGGTTCTTCGGCCCGGTAGGAAGCTATACGATATGGGAGGAGGGGGCAGAGAGATATTGGGGAGGTACATCAGGTAAACCTAAACACAAGGCCAAAATATGAGTAAGAAACGAACGATGATAGTAATCGAGCCGGAGGGCCGGATTCACAAGGAGGCGTTTATGACGGCGCCGATGACATGCCCTTATTGCAACGGCAGGGGTGGGTTCAGTATAGACACTCCCAAAGGGCCGGACTTTGAGCCGTGTCCCGACTGTGCCGGAACAGGTGAAGTGGCGGCGATGGTGACGATAGATTGGAAACCGAACATAAAATAAACGAATATGAGTGAGACAAAATTCAAATGCTGCATCTGCGGCAAAGAGGTCACGGAACACGGCAACGATCCGTGGCCCATCAAGGAGGAAGGACGCTGTTGCAACTATTGCAACTGGACCGTAGTCCTCAAAGAGAGAAGCCGATTAAGTAAACTAAACAGAGAAAAGAACAATGGCAAAGAAAAAGATAAAATCCAACTTCAGGTTCTTGATGAGTTATGTGTCAAGACAAGAGCTTCGCTTAATGCTGCACTTCATTACCTTGAAGTAGTGGCTGAAACCGAGACAACAAGGGATACCGCGATGGTAAAAACCAAAATTGATGAAGGTCTTATGTGGCTTGATAGATACCATACCGGTGTCGTGGTCGATTTGGCTAATAAAACATGTGTATAATATGAAACAAGAAGTAACTAATTTCGCCCGGTTCTATACCGCGGTCAAGGCCCTCGATCCAATCGGGGACCGCGACGAGGTGAAGAAGAGCCTGGTGTGGCAGTACACCGACGGACGCACCGACAGCCTCCGCGAGATGACCCGGGCCGAATACGACCGCTGCTGCGCCGACCTTGAGGCCAGGACCGGACGCAAGGACGAACTCCGCAAGGAGCGCAGCAAGACCCTCAAGATCATGCAGCAGATGGGAGTGGATACCACCGACTGGAACCGCGTCAACCTCCTTTGCCGGGACGCCCGAATTATCGGCAAGGACTTCTATCATATCACAGCTGAGGAGCATCAGGAACTGCGTCGCAAGCTGCGTGGCATCGAGAGAAAGGGTGGCATTCGCCATAAGCCTGTGGAAATGCCCTCACAGCCGGTCAAAACGCAGCAGCCCCGTCAGCAAGTAATCATCATCCCCATGCCAATGGGGCAAGCATAAATGAACATGAAACAGATAAAAATAACATTGGAGGATCGCGGCCAGGATTTCACAACCCTCTACACGGATGAGAATGGCATGGTCGTAGACGCACAGCCATATCAAGCCAATATATGGCGGGGCGCGATGATTCCGGTTGATGACCCAGGATTATTTGAGGTTGGCCAACCGCTGCCGATTCATCATCCACCACATATAATGTGGGGATTTCTCCGCTACCGCATTCAAGAAATAGAATACATCGAATCATGAAAAAACGACACTGGAAGATCAGGCTCAAGGAACGGACTGCCGGACATATCCTCACCCCGGAATACATCGGCTACAGTGACCGCGAGGAGGTGATAAAGTTTTTCGGACTTGAGAATCCCGACGTCGAATGGTACGAGATAGAGGAAGTACCCTATAAAGAATAATCAGTAATCAACTATTAAACAAAAAGATATGGCAAAAAGAGCAAAGAAAACCATCATCACCGGCGTATCAAAGGATGCAGCCGAGGAAGCATTCGCCGTCTATGCAAAGGCAGACGCAGAACGTGCGAAAATCACAGCGGACATCGAACTCCAGTGCGCCCGTTACCGCGAGAAACACCAGGAGCGCCTCTCGCAGCTTCAGACTATCCAGGACGAGGCATTCGAGACCCTCCAGTCCTATGCGACCGAGAACCAGGCAGAACTCTTCAGTAAGAAGAAGAGCCTTGACATGGTGCATGGCACCATAGGGTTCCGCACCGGCACCCCGAAACTCAAGACCCTCAAAGGTTTCACATGGGCGAGTGCCCTTCAGCTCGTGAAGGAGTTTCTGCCCGGGCATATCCGTACCGCCGAGGAGATAGCCAAGGACAAACTCCTTGCAGACCGTGAGGACGAGACGGTCGCCGCGAACCTTTCACGTTGCGGAATCATGGTCACCCAGGACGAAACCTTCTTTGTCGAACCGAAAAAAGAGGAGGGTGCGGCATGAACAAGGAGATCAAACGACCGCCTCGGGTTGCCGTGTGCAAGGAGTGCCACGGCACCGGGATTCAACAGACAGAGGCCCCGCAAAGGCATCCCGCAAGATGCCCCCAGTGCGAAGGCCGCGGCCGGGTGACAGTGAGCAGCGTGACGACGCTCGACATCCGGCCCTACCGACCTAAACAGACACACGGACCTGTAAAAATCATGTAGAGCCAATGGCAAAATCGCGCGGCATGTCCTACAGGAAGCGCGTCGAGGACATAAACCGGATATATGACCAGTACGCCAGGAGCGGACTGTCTAACCGGGAGATATGGCGCAGGTACATATATCCGGTTTATTGCATCAGCGAACGCACCTTCTACAACATAATGAACGCCACGGCAGGGTTTGAAACCCCGGTCGTGGCGTCCGACATGCCGAGCCTTTTTGATTTCATTGACGAAAACCCCGAAAATCAGGAATCCGATGAGCGACCTTGATCAGCAGACACGCGCCATATTTCAGAGCATATTGCGCGACATACAGGTGGAGCTTGGCGACGAATTCGACCAAAACTTCGAGCGACAGGCATTCTTCAGTCAGGCATGGCAGCGGCGTAAAAGTCCGATGCGCCCGGGTGGTCTTATCCTGGTTGACTCCGGCGGCTTGAGACGGAGTGTCCGCAGCGAGATCCGCGAGAGCAGCATCGTGTTTCTGTCCGACCATCCGGCGGCAGCAATTCACAACGAAGGTGGCGAAATCAAGGTTACAGCCAAAATGAAACGCTTCTTCAGAGCAAAGTTTTATGAGTCACAAGGCGGGTTCGGACGAAAGAAAGGAGATCCGAACAGGCCGACGTTACCGGATGGAGCCTTCTACGCCTGGACATCAAAAATGAGCCTCAACACAATATCTGAATTCTGGCGAATCATGGCGCTCATGAAGGTCGGCTCTACAATCAAAATTCCACAGCGCAAATTCCTCGGTACGTCGCCGGAGGTAGAGGCCGCAGTCCGGGCAATCATCGAGGAGAACCTTAACGAATACATCAACAGCATAGACTTCAATATCAAATGAAAACCATAACAATAAAAATCCCGACTTCATTCAAGGAATGGAAAAACTGGGTTCAAGAGCGCGTAAAGGCTCGTAAGCGTCACAATCAAGATGTTCTGTGGGAATTTGCCCAGGCTATCTCAAGGGAGGCTTATTCCAATTACTGGAAAAATGACATATCCAACACTATGGTAGATACTCTTTTCAGCATCGGTGGTAATTCCAAATTGACACATTTATATTTTGAAGCTAAACAAAAACTCAAATGAGAGAGGAACTATACAACGCAATCAAGAACCGGCTCGAGGCACTGTGCATCAATGGTGCCGGAGAGTATTATGAACGCCCGGACGATGCGGATGTCGATGACGAGTTATATCCTCGGGCGATAAGGCACATCGACTTGTGGAACCACAACGTCGAGTTTATCGAGCAGGAGACCGCATGGGCACGCCCCGCGGTGTTCATCGAGTTTGTGCCCTTCAAGTGGCACGCCATCGTGCCGGGTGTCGAATACCGGGCGCAGCCGCTCATCAACCTCCATGTGGTCACCGACTGGGCCGAGCAGAAAAACATCGGTGAATTCCGGCTGCTCGACAAGATCCACGAGCTGCTTGCCGGGATCGAGGGCGAAACCTTCATGGAGTTTGACATCGACAGCTCCGCCACCAACCACAACCACGAGGAACTTGTCGAGAACATCGAAACTTACACCTGCGTCGGACTCCGGCATTTGAAATAACAAACCTGCAAAAATCCACGACATAAACCGCAATAAAACCACGGGGCCTGTCGTGGGATTATTTGATTAATTTTGCATACCTGATTAATGATATATATATTTGCAACAACAAACCGATTATAGCCATTAACATGAACAAATTATTTTCACAGCTTTTGCCGGTATTAGCCATATTTCTGTTGTGTTCCTGCGGGGATGATAAAGAAGAACCCGAATCTCCGCTACAGACGGCAGCCAAAGTTCAGGACACCCTGTATAAGGAACTGCAAAATACAATAGTGGGCCATTGGGTCGGCGCGGAGCATTTCAACAGAGGGGAATATAACATTAGAGAAATGGGGTGGGAGGACATCTCATATATATCCTGGGATCAAGAATATATCTTTAATGCAGACGGAACCGGAGTTGACATTTCGGGAGCACACAGTTATGATATTACCTGGCGGTTGGAGAAAAACCCGGAATTCATTCGGGAGAATTGGGCCGCCAGTTCGTGCCCGGAGGTATACATAATATTTACCTACACAAGTATCGAGTTGCCTCCGACAGATAAAGCCATCTGGCTTGACGGTGACAACCATGAGTTTTTGCGCTTAACCTATGCGCCTTTGGGCGGAATACCGTCAGTTATAACTTCGGGTGGAGAAGTCGGAATCAGATACAAAAAGATATAGTCGTAGCTCCGGAGCGCAATCTATAAAAGCGCCTGAGCTTTGCGGAGCAAATTGGCAGCCGATTTCGCAACGAAAAGAGAGAGCCGCATCCTTCATCGGGTGACGGCTCTCTCGGCGTTATATGGGCAAGAAATCGGCCTCACATGGCGTTGTCCGGAGGAGGGTCGGGGGTTGTGAACAACATGATGTCCGTATAGCGGGCATTATAGTTCATGGTAGCGTCAAATTCCCTGCGCTGACAGCGGTCGAAAGGGTTGCCGAGCGATGGGTTGCGCCCCATCCACTCGCACAGCTCCACGAGGCACGATTTCTCGGAGGTGAAATAGACAAAGTTGTGGCCGGCGAGCACAGAAAGCACATCGAGGTAGTCGGCAAGGCGCCAGTACATGCGGTAGGTGCCGACATCAGTGGAGAGATAGGGTGGGTCAACCAGGAACACCACGCCCGGCGTATCCTTGAACCGCTCGAAAAGGTCGCGGTAGTCGCAGGACTCGATCTCCAGTCCGGCGAGATAATCCGGACAATCGGCATACCCGGTTTTGCGGACATTGTTGTAGAACGTTTCCCTGCGCATCTCCGGAATGCTCATCTTATACTTCATCGAGAACATCAGCGACGACGACAGCGTGATGAAGTCGAGATAGCCGTTGTCATGAAGTTCCTGCTCGAGCAGCCTGAAAATCTCGTCGCGGGCATTGCCGGTGACCGGCTTGTGCCTGGGGAATTGCGAGGCGATGGGCCGGATGCGGTCGAGCAGGGCGTTGGTGCGCGGGATGTTGGCAATGCGCAGACGGTAGTCGTCGAAGTCGTTGTAAATGACCCTCGACTCCGGGTGAAAATGTTTGGTAATGTGAGAGAGCAGTCCGGAACCGCCAAAGAGGTCGACGAACACCGTGCCGGCGGGGTATTGCTTGATGACCTCGATGAAATGCTTTGCGAACATGCGCTTCTGCCCAACGAAAGGCAACGGCGCAGACATATAGAGGCGGCTCATACGTTAAGCTCGAATTTAACACTGTCCTCCCCGGCAAGGAGGCGGCGGGTGTTGTCGATGTTGTTGTCATACACATGCACGTTGCCCAGGAACAGCGTGATGGACTTGAGGGGAAAGTCGATGTGGCGAGCCATCAGATAGAGATGGTAGATGTCGGCAGGCAGACCGAGGTTCGCGTCGGAGCTGCGCTGGTAGGCCGACACCACAAGCTCGCCGTCCTCAATCTGAAACTGTACGAGCGACAGGCATGGGGCCTGATTGCTCTCTGCCTCGGTGGCTCCGAGGAACAGCACATAGTTCTTGGAAGGTCGGCGCTCAGAATTGATCCTGGCGAGCAGCGGCGGCAGTTTCTCGAAATAAGTGGGATAGGAATTGACCAGGATAGAGCCGCAGTAGTCCCACCAGTTTATGCCGGCCTCACGGTATTTCTCCACCGAGCGCTCGCCGCTCATGAAGAGCTTGAGCTCGGAGCGGAGCTTCTTCCGGGCCAGACCGTGGCCCTCGAAAATCTCGAGCAGGTCGGCCGGGGTAAGCGAGAGCTGCTCGTTGATAAGGTAGGTAATGTTGCCCTTTTTGTTGACTTGGTGCTTGCCTGTGTCAAGAATCCGGGCGAGAATTTGGTGATATTTGTTGCGTGCCATTGTCGTTGATGATTGGTGATGATGCAAAGGTAGGCACGCGCCATCAGCGCCACACTATCGAAACGCCGAATCATACTGCACCCGAATTGCAGTCACTGTTCTTTGCCGGGCAAAGCGGCATAGCCGATGACTGAAAGTGCTTTATAAGGGAATAGACCTTGCGCTCGCTGACATTGTATTTGTCGGCCAGAACCGCCACTGCATACGACACCTTGTCGCCTGCGCCGACCATATTGTTGTAGTCAACAAAAAGGTCAATGTGGGCAGTGTCCTCAAGTCGCACACCTATCCGGCGCAGCCTTTCGAGCAGCTCGCGGTTGAAATTCAGCACTTCAAATATTGTCATGTCGGCGAAAATTGTTAATTTTGCATTGTCTCACTTATTCAAAAAATACCGCGTATAGCGGCCAGGAAGGCATCATGCCCCCGGCGGTCGCTATACGCGGTATTTTGTTAAAGAGTAAGTGAGACGACTATTTAACAGGCCGGGGGCATTTTTTATGCCCTCCCCCTAAGGGCAGAGAGGACAGCTCACGTTGTAGATCTCGAGATTGATGAAGTCCTTGGCTTTCCAGCCGTCGGAGAGAGGCAGCCGGATGAACTGCATGGCGCCGGCGAAGAAGGCCGTCAGCGCCTCCAGCGAATCAAAGGAGACATACTCCGGATGGTCGGCATCGCCGAGCTTGAAGGTGACCGGGAGGGTGGCTCCGGCGATCTGGACAGCGAGGTCGTGAGCGGCCTTGTAGTTGAACTGGTTCTCGAAGTAGAGCCACACCATCTTGCCGTTTGCAGTTCCCTTGCCTTCATTGTCGCGGTGATAGCATTTGTTTACCAAACAAACGGTTAAGCAATGAGCTTCGCAGTCTTTTTTGTAGCGTTTATAATATTTTTATCCATAAACTTTTGTGTTTGAGGAATTGTTTATATCTTTGCACTAACGATTCCGTAGCTAATGACTACCGATTCGTTGCCAGAAGGAGGAATGAGCAATCATTCCTCTGACTTTTTATATAGCAGCCTTAATTGGCCGTTTTCGTTTAACCATACTTCTGAGATAGGATGCCCATCCTTTATTCGCTGATTGATGATACGTTTCATGTATGCATCCGTAAGATCCGGGCGGTCGATAATAATACGGTCAGATTGTTTAAGACCATGATTTAACATGTTTCTGAACGCATTTTTCGGATTATCAGAAGAGAATCCCTCATGCTCGTACCAGTGTTCCCCGATTCTTAGATCGGGACATTTGCCGTCATACCGGGTGCCACGAAGAGAGCCATAAACACAGTCGTATTCAAATTTAGGAGGTCGCGTCATCTTCGGAGTCAGCACTACATGGGCGCCATCGGACGCGAAATGCCGTGCAACGGCCATCAACCTTTCATAATCACCATCCCTGCGGTCAACAAGATGGCTGACCTCGATAGTGCCTTTGCCGTGCTTTATGACTTCACCTCGGAGTTGCTCACACTGATGAACGAGGACACAGGCCTTGCACACCTCGTTCTCCGGCACAAATGCTGCGAGCTTTCCGCCTTTGCTGCCTTTGGCGACAGGGCATGTGGAGCAGCGGCGGATGGTGTAGGGATTGTAGTCCGGGACGGACTTGCCCTCCTTGCCGGCGTTGAAGCGGAATATACCTTTTGTGTCGCGCTGCAGGGCCTCGTCGCCCAGACGCATCGCCTCGTCGTGGGAGGTTTCAGGATACTTGGATTTGCGCACCTGGACAACGGTGCAGCGGCAGTTCCAGCCATTAGGCGGGTAGAACTCCTCCCAAAACGAATCCGACGGCGGCAGCGTGACGCGGTCGAGGGCTGCATGTTCCGGGCGCACCTTGTAGTCCTGCTGGGTGCGGTACTGGAGATTGTATCTGTCGCCGTCGCGCATGAACTGCTCCCACTTGCCGGCCATCTCGGCAGACGCTGCCACAAAATTATACTCTGCCCGGAGATAGTTGGCGTTATAAGTTGCGTCTATGCTCTGAACGTCATTCAAAAACCGTTCGAACGGCTTTCTATTGCCGTTCTCATCAAGCAGAGAGGGGAATGCCTCGTGCAGCTCATGGAACGCCTTCATGCCGGAGAATATATAGTTCGACCGTGTCAGACGGCGGCGCATGGCATCGGACATTTCCACCTTCTCAAAGGCGGAATCCATCACCGACGCATGTGCCCCGACAAACTCCTGCACCGCGGGGTCAGCGACAAGATCAACGCGGAACTCCGCGCCATTCTCCTTGAACAGCGAGCGCATCATACCCTCGAACAGAGAGGTCAGACGCTTGCGCACGTCATAGCCGAGGGTGCCGAGCATACGCATGTCCAAACCATCGAGCATTGACCTATAGCGCCGGTGCAGCCCCTCGTAGTCAGAGGGGCTCAGTCGAAAAAACCGAGTGAGCGAGAGCAATCAAGCTCGCTTGAATTGCCGAGCGTGAGGTTTTTGGCCGTAGGCAAAAAATTCTTTTTCTCCTTATCCTCTTTGGAATCATTGTCGCAATTTTTCTTGTCGGCATCATCCCCTGCCGGAGGGAGTGCCATCTGATTGATGCGTTTGCCGACCGGCATATTGTACTTGTCGGCGAAGTAAGAAGGGTCGACCTCGTATCGGTCGGCCACCATGGTTTCGTAGGCCACCTGCTGCTCCGGGGTGTAGTCCATGGCGTCGTCCCACTCGAATCGGAGCCCTTTGACAGGGAAACCGTGGAGCACCATCAGCGGGATGAGCTGATTGTTGACGATGTCGCGCAGGAAATCTCGGTCCGACTCTACCAGATTCATGAAAACCTGCAGGTGGGTCTGCGACTGCGAGAGCGAGGATCCATCCTCAATGGTCATGGTCTGGCCTATAACCAGTTTCGACAGTTCCGAGTTTGCCCGGTCAATTCGCTTGTCATAGACATTGAAGGCATCGCCCTTGCCGGATTCCACGAACTGGATTTCCGTCTCCATGCCGGCCACCACCGCCTGGTTCGCACCGGGATTGTACATCATGTCCTGTAGCCGCTGGTATTCCTTCGGGTCGCGGGTGGATGTGCGCGCGATGCGCCAGGGCATGCCGAACACCTCCGCGAAACAATCCCAGAAAGTCATCGCGTGCTTTTTGGGAATGGTGTGGAGTGCTGCCTTGAGCAGCAGCCCAAGGTCGTCAGGGCGGCCGGCCTCAATCAGCCAGTCGCGCCAGGGACGTTCCCGGTACTCTATGCCTGTCTCCCAGTTCATGCCCACGCGCTGTACCACGCGCCCCTTCTCCGGCACCACATGCTTTCGGGGAATGAGCGACACGCCGGAGAAAGCCGGATGGCCGTCGCCGTCGGTCACGACATCGCCGAGCTCAATGAGAGAATGCCCCCACCATATAGACTCAAGACACAGGCGGCACAGATCCTTGAACCATGCCTGGTCGAACAGATGCCCGGCGGCATCGTCCACATCGCCAGACTCGTTTACGAGCTTGAACGAGCGCGACATCACGAACCCGACGCGCTGCTGTATGCAGCCCGAGAGATGCGAATCTGTCATGGCATCGCGGTAGATGTCGTAGAGCTTTTGCCGGGAAGGGTGGCGCGGCTCAATGGCCGACTGCCACGCACGGCGCCAGTCCTCGATGTCGTTCTTTGTGAAAAACTCCGCGTAACGGTGCAGCTCCAGGATAACCGAGGACTGCTTCTGTATCTTTGACCGGGCGTCCTTCTGCACCTGGCACAACCTCTGTCTGTTGGATTTTCGGCTCATGTTTCTTTGCGAATGTATATTTAATCGGGGCAAAGCGTCCTGCGGACGGTTACCAATCGTGTCTTAGTCGGGGTGATGAATGATAGGAGGTGCCGAACCCGGAGAGTCCCTCCTCCGGCTCGGCGAGGGGTAGGTCGGGAACAATCCTGCCGGCCTGAACTCCCTCGAGCCACTTGATCGCACGCTCGTAGCGCTCCTTGCGTATCTCGCTGCCCATCTTCTGCGGCTGCGAGGCCGTGAGGTGGTAGAGAACGATGTCGGCGGTGTACATTACGATGAGCCTGTTGCGTTTGGTGCCGGAAGCCGAGAAGATGGCATTGGTATCATATACCGGGCGCAGATAGCCCGATATTTCCTCAATCGCCTCCAGTTCGGCATTCGCTATATTTTCAGGGGTGGACTGGGATACGACCTTCAAGGCCGTCTCGCCGATAACCACCCTGTAATCCTCGTAGTCTATAAACATAATCACCATATATTTTTAGGTGAGCGACGCGGAATCGCCACCGGTTTGAAAATCTCCTGCCGGGTGTTGCGCTGCAGGTAGTAAATAGCGCCCTCGTCTGCATCCGGCGCATCGTCATGGACACGCGAGCCGCGCTCGAGGGCGAGCGTCTGCTCGATGCCGACCTGCATATCGGCAGAATCCTTGAGTGCCTCGTTGTAGAATACGAACCCGCGCTCCCACAGCGGCGACACCGCCTCGATGCGCTGCACCTTCTCCGGCTTGCTGCGCTTGTCCGGGAGAATCGGCAACTGGTAGCCCCGGATGTTCCCCTCGGTGGCAAACTCATCGAGAATGATGTCCTGCATGAAGTTCGCCTCCATGAAAAATGAAATCGCAACCCGGTCGCGTGTACGCTCGTATAAGTCATATAGCCACCGCACCATACCGGACACGGTGTCCTGGCGCACATAGCAGTCAATCAGGTGCAACTCCGTACCGATCTTGCCCCACAGGCGGCAGGCTTTGTAGTCGTTGGCCGTGGTTGACTTGAACGACGGGTCGGTGTAGCAGACGAGCATCTCGTACTTCTCCAGTTTCGGAAGCCGCTTGAAGCGTATCCACTCGTGCTTGAAGATAGATCCGTCCGTAATCGGGTTATGCATCATCTCTTTTTGCCATATCCGATAACCAACGGTATCGGCATAGTCTTGAGCTTCCTCTTTGGTCCATTTCTCTGCCCATACCGGATTTCCGTTTTCATCGACAGCCTTTATTATAGAGACATGCATCTTCTTATTTTTTGCAAGAGATGCTAGCACCGAGCATTTTGAAATAAGATTGCCGACAATGATGAATCTGCCACGCCCGGCATCCAATGTTCCAAACAAAGCTGACCAGACCCATTCCACATCTTCTCGGATCAGTCGTTCGTTAAGACAGCGCCTATCTTCGTCTATGTCATCGATGTGTATATAGTCTGGACGGTTTTCCCGGTCCCTTAGACCGCGAGGGGACTGCCCACGGCCCAATGCAAGAAACGAGATCCCTTTCTGCGTTGTAAATTCGCCTTCTGTCCAGGACCCGATATTCTTGAATTTGCCGAAGTCTGCAATTAGCCTCTGGTTATATTCAAGTTCAGCCTGTAGGTCACCGAGCAGTTTTTTCGCGCTGGCTTCAGAACACCCGACAGTAATCATAAAATGGATTAACGGGATTGGCTGCACCATAAGCCATGTCGGAGTGATCACACCGATATGGGTTGATTTGGCATGAAAACGCGGCCATTCGAATACAGCTTTAAGATTGGCATTCTCGCGAATCATATTTGCGGCTTCCGAATGGAACGGCGCATTATGAATTGTCTTTATAATTTCGCCGGTGCTTTTATCACGTAGAATCAGGTAGTGAGGGAAATAGTATTCACAGAACTCGTCATAGTTTGCCAACAACCGCTTGATTCGCATGTCACGCTCTGCCGGAGATTCTTTGGCCACGGCCAATGACACACCGGTAAGCGATTGCACCTCCTTACAATGCTCCTTCCATTTTTCGATTGCGGCTTTCTGCTCCGCTGCCGTTACCTTAGCCATGGATTATCAAGCAAGAGAGCCTTTCCCGACAGATTCAATAATGAACATGTCCTGAAAGCGATTGATTTGTTTGATTAGTTCTACGGTGACTTCAGGGTCGGTTTTCGCACGGAATTCGAGCCATTTGGAGAAAGCAGTGAACACATCTATGGCATCCACGACATTGGCTTTCTTGTCAAGTTTCTCTATTACGGCTGAAAGTTTTGCCAACTTGTCTCCAAGACCGCCCAAAAGCGTCGGATCTTTGGATTCATTAACCTGTGTTATGAGATTGTCTATGGTGAGAAGGAGCTTGTTTACCAGTTCCGAGCGCGTGATATTCTTTGCTGCCCGGGTTTCTTTCCATCCTTCAGCCACACACCACTTGGATATTGTTACGCGCGACACGCCGACACGGTCGGCAATTTCTGCCTGTTCCATGCCGGACATAAACAGGGCACGAGCGGTGGATTTCTTTTTTTCAAGTTCTGCTTTTGTCATGTCGATAATGATTTATGGCGCTTTTGCAGTGCAAAAGTGCGAATACCGGGGGGCGTCTCAAAAAAAGTGTGCAACCATTGCATAGAAGTGTGCAACCATTGCACACTTTTTTGGAGGCAAGCGGTTTATCGCCCACTTTTGCATCGAAATCGTCCTCAGGACGCTTTGCACCGTAGAAATTTTAATTCGCAAAGAAAATCAATCACGACCGCAATGGGCAACAGAGTAAGACTGACAAACGACACGCTCAACAGCTACGGCTACCGCGTCCTTACCGAGGGCGTTGACACGACGCAGTACGAGCGCAACCCCATACTCCTGTACATGCACTGCAGGGGGCTCGCCATCGGGCTTATAAAGGACATAAAGAAAGAGAACGGCGAGATTACCGGCGAGCTGTCGTTCGACGAGGCCACCGACCTCTCGCGCCAGTGCAAGAAGCAGTGGGAATTCGGCTCGCTGCGCATGGTGAGCATAGGCTTCGAGGTAGTCGAGACAAGCGATGCCGCCGAGCTTATCGTGCCGGGACAACGCTACGCCACCGTCACCAAGGCGCGCCTTATAGAAGTGTCGCTTGTCGACATCGGCGCAAACAACGACGCCATCCGGCTCCACAAGGACGGACAGTTAATAACGCTGAGCGAGGGCGGCGACTGCCCCCTGGCGAAGCTGAATCATAAACCAACCAACAATCAACCGCAAATGGACATCAAGACACTCGCCCTGACACTGGGCTTGCCGGAGACGGCAGACGAGGCGGCGGTCAACGCCAAACTCGCGGAATTGCAGCAGAAGAACGCCGAGGCCGACAGCCTCCGCCAGGAGAACGACAGCCTCAAGCTCGCGCAGGTGACCGCAGCCGTCGACGCCGCCATCGCCGCCAAGAAGATCCCGGCAGAAAAGAAGCAGCACTTTCTCGACCTCGGCAAGACCGTGGGCATCGACACCCTCAACGCCACCCTCGACGCCATCTCCCCGGCGCAGAAGCTCAGCTCCACGCTGCAGACCGAACCCGCCGACGACACCCCTAAAGCCGGACCGTGGGAGCTGCGCATGGCCGAGATCCGCGAGAACCTCAAGAAACAATAACCGCTAACACCATACACCAATGGCAATCAAAGTAGACAACACCAACTACAACGGCGAGGTACTCGAACGCATCCTCACCGTGGCCGCCACGAGCAACGAACTCGTGGAGAAGGGTCTGATCATGGTCATTCCCGGCGTAAACAAGAAAATCAGCATCCCGCGCCTGAAGGTGGGGAAGATGCTCCAGAAGCGCAAGGAGAATCCCCAGGTCAGCGACAGCAAGGGCGACTTCAACTGGTCGGAGCAGGTGCTCGAACCCCACGACTTCATGGCCTTCACCGTATTCAACCCACGCTCCTTCGAGCACATCTGGCGCAAGTGGCAGCCCACCGGCAACCTCGTGTTCCGCGAGCTTCCCCCCGAAGGTCAGAACGCGCTGCTCGACGCGCTATCCAAGCAGGTGCAGTTCGAGCTCGGCGACCATTATGTCAACGGCGAGTATGCCGAAGGCACTGACGACACCAAGCTCATGAACGGCATCCTCACCCAGGCCGCCAAGGACAAGGACTGCGTCATCGTCGACGGCACCGGCGAGGCCACCATGCTCGGCAAGCTCAAGAAGATCCGCCGCGCCATCCCCAAGGCGATGCGCCAGAACCCCAATCTGCGTATCATCATGAGCGTGGACGACTTCGACACCTACGACGACGAGCTGACGGCACGCGAGGCAAAGAACGCCAGCGAGACCGAGGTCAACCGCAAGCGCTACAAGGGCATCACCATCGAGACCGTGGCCGCATGGCCCGACAGCGTGGTCGTGGCCACCCTCTGCTCCCCGGATGCCGACGGCAACTTCTTCGCCGCCGTCAACCTCCAGAACGACGAGTCCGTCATTCAGATTGACAAGGTCGCCAACGCCTCCGAGCTGTACTTCTTCAAGCTGCTCATGATGGCCGACACCAACATCGCCTTCGGCGAGGAATTCATCGTGATGGACACCCGCGCCACACCCAAGTTCACCAAGAAGGCGGCCGAAGCCGGCAAGGGGGAAGGCAATGGCTAAGCTGCTGTATCTCGTACTCCACTGCACCGCGACACCAGAGGGGCGCGAGGTGAGTGCCGCCGACATCCGGCGCATGCACCTTAGCCCGGTGTCTGCCGGGGGCAGGGGATGGAAGCAGGTCGGCTATACTGACATAATCCATCTTGACGGCACGGTCGAGCGGCTCGTCGACAACAACGAGGACGCCAACGTTGATCCGTGGGAAATCACCAACGGCGCCAAGGGCTACAATTCCGTCAGTCGTCATGTCGTCTATGCCGGCGGCTGCGACAAGGCCATGAAGCCAAAGGACACTCGCACCCCGGCACAGCACAAGGCGATGGAAGCGTATGTGAAAGACTTCCACCGACGCTTCCCGGGCGTGAGGATCATCGGCCACAACGAGGTGGCCGCCAAAGCCTGCCCGAGTTTCGATGTCCAGAAGTGGCTCAAGTCAATCGGCATTAACCAGTAACAACCAATCAAACCAACCACAGCGATGTCGCTCGCCAGGCGCAATTCATGCGTCACTCGGTAAAAGTATGCGGGCATCCTTTTACGCTCGTTAGCTATGAATTTCAGCGAAATCCTCAACATACTTTTCGGTACCGGCCTTGTGGGGCTCGTGGTGACAGTGGTCACCATGAAGGCCACGGTGCGCAAGGCCAACGCCGATGCCGAGAAGGCAAAGGCTGACGCCGAGACCGTGCGCATCACCAACACCGAGAACGCGACTCGGATTCTGGTGGAGAACATCGTAAAACCCTTAAAAGAAGAACTTCATGCAACCAGAGAGAAACTGTCGGCGACCGAGGGACTCATGGCCGGCATTCAGAAAGAACTTGCATCCACCAAAAGAGCGCTGTCCCGTCTGTCCCGGGCCGTCGAGTCTGCTAATAACTGTCCTCATGCTGACGATTGCGTTGTTCTGCGCAAGCTGCGCAACAACAAAAAAGACACAGACGGAGCAGACGCAGACCTCCTCGACCTCAGAGAAGAGCGACACGACGGCGGCGGTGACCAGGGTGATAATGACACAGACAGTGCCCGAGAGCAAAGTGGACATGGTGATATCCGTGGACAGCCTCCTTAAGCTGCCCGAGGGGGCTGTCTACCGCGAGAGCAAAGACCGGGCGCACGTCGAGGCCACCCACCGGGGCGGCGTGATCTACATCACCGGCACATGCGACTCCCTTCAGCGCCAGGTGGAATACTACGAATCGCTCTACCACACCGCACGCGACGCCCTCGAGCAGACCGAACAGTCGCTAAGGCAGGAGAAAGAGAAAAAAACGAAACCGTCATGGTTTATCCTGCTGCTTGAATGTTCGACCGGCATTATAATCGGAATAGCCCTGGCGAATATTTTTCCAAAACGATTCAAAAAAGAATAGCAAAATAACACAGTAATGAACAGCAACTTCATGTACGGCATCGGTGCCGTAAAGTATAAAAACAAGGAAGTAGGCTATATCGCCAAAGGTTCCTTCGACATGGGCGGTACCAAACCCGAATCTACCGACATCGAGGCCGAGCAGGTACCCGGCGCCCCGGTGCTTGTAATTCCCCAGTCCAACGGCAAGATCGCACCCAAGTTCGACATGATACAGTTGAACTTCGAGACCCTCCATCAGCTGCTCGGCGGCGCGCTCCACAAGAGCGCCGACAAGGTGGTCGGCTGGACGGCACCCCGCGATGCTATGGTCATGGAAGGCCCGTGGGAGCTCGCACTTGTATCTGGACAGTCCGTCCTTATTCCTGCAGCTACTTTGCTTTCCGACCTCGCCGGCAAGCTGACACTCACCGAGACCGCCAAAATAGAGGTCGAGCTGAAGGTGACAGCTCCGACTACTGCGAAAGTACCTCCTTACGGTGTGTTCGCTTCCGCCGCCCTCCCCGCTGAATGGGCCGAAGAAAAAGGCTGGCTGTTACCAATACCGCCCGAAAGCGAAGGATAAGATATGGACGAAGCGACAGCGAGGGCCATACAGCGCGAGGCTGCCGACGCGCTGCTGAACCGGGGAGTGTCGATTCCGCTCAAGGAATTCAGGATACCCTTCCGCAAACGCTCGATAAAGCTGCGCGTGACACTCAAGCGACCTTATATGTCCGGGCAGATCGAGTTTGCCCGGACATATTTGTCGATGGATGTCACCGCAGAGCAGATGGCGGCATTCACCAAGGAGGAGCAGATGCGCTTCATCGCCATGCACGGCCACAAGATAAGCCGTATGATAGCCTGTTCCATCTGCGTCGGCCCGGTGAAAAGATTGTTCCTGCGGCCGGTGTCATGGTTCATCCGCAACTGCGTCGAGATGCGCTACCAGGTGGCGGCCGCGCATAGGTTCGTGAGCCTTATGGGCACCGACCCTTTTATAAGTATTATCAGATTGGCGGAGCGGACGAACCCGATGAAGCTGAGACTGAGCCGACAAGCGAAGGGGAGTTAAAGAGCGGTTACGAACCCTCCCATAGCCCCTTCGGATTCCTTTGGCAGATAGCCGACGCGACAGGCTGGAGCATCGACTACATACTGCACAAGGTAAACTACCAGACGCTGATCATGATGCTGAGCGATGCGCCCCGATACCGCAGCGGTGGCCGGCGTAGAACCTCCGGCAGAGCAGGCGCGGCTACAGCGGAAGAGGAAGCCGACGAGGTATTACAATTTTTTGCAAGCAATCTGAAACAGTAACAACCATCTATGAAGCCGGTAGAGCTTGAGATATTTTTACAGGACGGAGTGTCGCCCGGTCTGAAAAAGGCCGGGCAGACCCTGTCGCGTTTCTCCGATGATGCCAAGGCGGAGCTGCGCGAGGTCACCGAATCCCTGAAACTCCAGAAAAGCCATGTCAGCGGCATGGAGAAGGAATATGCCCGGCTCGAGAAGGCACTCAAAAACGCCACCCCCGGCAAGGAATGGATGGAGGCCAAGGCGCGGCTTGCTGCGTACAAGGCCGAACTCGACGGCGAGAAAACCGCCCTGCAGCAGCTCGAGGAACAGCAGCGCAAACTCAAGGCCGAAGCCGAAGGGGCAGGGCAGTCGCTACGGCAGCAGTTGAAAAACGTGCGCGAGGAGATTGCTACTCTTCTGCTCGCCTATCGCTCGCTTACCGATGCCGAAAGGCAGAGCGCCCAGGGCCGCGAACTCGCCCGGCATATCGACGAGCTCACGGAAAAAGCCGGAGAATTGAACGACGCGCTCGTGGACACATCCCAGGCCGTCACCAATGCGGCCTCCGATACCCGAGCCTTCGACCAGTTGGCCGGCGGCATGCAGCTCGTGGTCGATGGTTTCGGACTTGCGACAGCCGGCGCCCAGGCACTCGGACTGAGCGAGGCTGACCTCGTGGAGGTGCAAACGCAGCTGCAGACGGCCCTCGTTGCGAGCAACGCCCTGACTTCGATGCAGGTCAACCTTCAGAAGCAGTCCGCGCTCATGCAGGGTGTTGGCGTGATTCAGACCAAGGCAGCAGCCGGAGCGGAAACCATCCGCACATGGGCTGTAGGTCGTGGAGTGATCGCCACCAAGGCCGCCACCGTCGCACAGGCCGCTTTCAACGCCGTAGCCAAGGCGAACCCCTACGTTCTGCTCGCAATGGCCGTTGTGACCGTCGTAGGGGCCTTGTATGCCCTGGCTAAAGGCAACGAGGCTGCAAAAAAAGCCGAGGAAGAGCGTCAGGCGCAGCTTGAACGAACCCGGGAAATCAACGAAAGCATTGCTCGATCAATAGGGGGGAGTGCCGGACCACAAATAGCGGCCTACAACAAACTGCAGCGAGCCTGGAAAGCACTCGGCGACGATATGGTCAAGCGACGCAAATTCGTAGACGAGAACAAAAAGGCATTCCGGGAACTTGGTCTGTCGGTAAACAGCGTCAAGGATGCCGAGGAGGTGCTTGTCAACAACACCTCCAACGTCGTGCAGTCATTCATACTGCGCGCAAAAGCCGCAGCCCTCGACAAAGCCGTCACCCAGGCATATTCAACCATGCTCGAGCGCCAAGACCTGGCACGCCGCAACGCCCGGTACGGAGTCAAGTCAGACGGCGACGAGATAAGCTACTCCGAGGCGCAGCAGAGGGGTATGGCCGGTGTCCGCACCGTCCCCCACGAACATGTCCGCGCAAACGGCGGCGGTGCCACCATGAGCAGCTGGACAACCTATACCTACGAGGTGAGCGACGCGCAGGCGTATAATGCGGCGAGTAACCGCCTTGCCCTCGAGGAACGCGACCGTCAGATACAGGCCGCAGCCGACGAGGCCGACCGCAGGGTAAAGGAACTCCAGGGCGAGATTGGCGCAACCGAGTCAGCCCTCGAATCTCTGAAGATACCGCAGATGACCACCCCGACAACGCCTACCACCGACGCCCCCACAAAAGACGACCGCATAGCGGCCGCGCGCAAGGAGGCCGAGGAACTGCGCAAACTCCGTTGGCAGAATGAGCAGGACGAAATCAACCAACTGGCTGACGGTGCCGAGAAACGCCGCCGGCAGATTGCCCTGGACTATGAAAAGCAACTCGCCGAGATAGACAGGCTGCGCCGGGAATTCGTGGGACGCAACGAGGAGGCCGGCACACTGGGTCTGAATCTTGCCGGACTCACCGACGAGCAGCAGGCCGAGATAGACCGTGCCAACAATATCGCTGTCGAATCCCGCGACCGTGCCCTGCAGGACATGTACCGCATGGAGGCGCAGCACATGGCCGAATACCTCAAGGAGTACGGCACATTCCAACAGAAACGTACCGCCATTGCCGAGGAGTATGACCGCAAGATAGCCGAGGCCTCCGACGAGTGGAGCCGCAAGATCCTCGAGCGCGAGAAGGCGGCCGCACTCCAGAACATCGACATCGAGGCCGTAAAGCAGTCGATAGACTGGGGCAGCGTGTTCGGTGACTTCGGCACACTGTTCCGCGACCAGTTGGAACCGACCATCGAGAAGCTGCGTGCCATTACAAAGACGGAGGAATTCCGCAACACAGACATCGAGGACAAGCAGACCCTCTACGAGCTTATCGCCAGGCTCGAACAGGCCAACACGTCATGGGACAGCAATATCTTCGCCACTCTCGGCGAAGACCTGACACGCTATCAGACGGCACTGCGCGAATATATCGCTGCTCAGGATGCCGAGCGACTCGCCACTGATAATCTGACAAAAGCGAAAGAAAGGCTTGCGGCAGCCGAGGCTTCCGGCGATGCTGGTGCCATCGCCTTGGCTACACGGGGCGTGACAGTAGCCACCAACAATCTCAATGACGCATCCGCGCAGGTGGCCGAGTTCGGCACACAGGTACAGGACGCCTCCGGCAAGTTGCAGACCTCCACCGCCACAGTCAACAACATGTTCAGCTCCCTGGCAAACAACCTTTCCGGGCTGAAATCGGGCAGTCTGCAGAGCGTAGGTGAGAGCCTGATGGGTCTTGACAAGCTGTTCAACAACAGCAAGGTGACAAGTGCCGTAGGCGGAGCTTTAGCGAAAGGTATGTCGAGCCTGATGGGCAATTCAGCCATCGGCAAGAGTGTAGCGGAGGCTTTAGGCAACAGCGGGCTTCTGGGGCAGATAATCTCGGCGATACTTTCAATTCTGGACATATTAAAGGACGGCATTGGCGCGCTGGTGTCGAGCCTTATCGACACAGTGCTGAACGCTGTGAGCGGCATATTGCGGAATCTACTCAACGGGCAGATGTTCGTGCAGATCGGCAAGTCGCTCATCGACGGTATAGGCGGTATATTCGACGCAATCACTTTCGGGGGATTCACATCGCTATTCGACACGAGCAATGGCGCTCAGGTGCAGGAAACGATGGACAGACTGACGGACCGGAATGCGAGACTCCAGACGGCGATAGAGGATCTGACGGACGAGATAAAGGCCGGGAAGGGATCGAAGAGCGTTTCGGCATACAAAGAGGCGTATAACCACCAGAATGAGGTGAACCAGAACTATCTGGGGATGGCTCAGGCACAGGCTGGGTATCACGGGTCGCACCATTCGTGGGAGTATTACTTCGAGGGATTCACGCAGGAGCAGATTTCGCGGCTGAGCCGACAGATGGACAAGGCGTGGGACGGAAGCTTATGGAGCCTGACGCCGGAGCAGATGAAACTGTTACGGGGGAATGTGGACATGTGGGAGCAGATCCGGAACACGGGAAAGGGTGGCTATGGCGACAGACTTATCGAGAAACTGAACAACTATATCGCCCAGGCGGGGAAGCTGGAGACGCTGACCACGCAGCTCTACGAGGGGCTGACGGGGATGACGTTTGATTCGATGTATGACAGCTTTGTGGATACCCTTCTGGACATGGAGGCAACGACGGAGGATTTTGCCGACAACATCAGCGAATACTTCATGCGCGCCATGCTCTCCAACAAGATTGGGGAACTTTATGCCGACAAGCTCGAGGAATGGTGGAACAAGTTCGGCAAGGCAATGGAGGACAACGACCTTGACGAGCTCGAGCGCAATGCACTCTCCGATGAGTACATGAAATATGTTGAAGAAGCCATGCGTCTGCGCGACCAACTGGCTGCCGCCACGGGATATGACAAACTCAGCGAAAGCGGCAGCAGCCAGTCCGGGCGTGCCGGCAGCTTCAACGCCATGTCGCAGGACCAGGGCACCAAACTCGAGGGTCTCTTCGTGAGCGTTCAGGGCCATGTGGCGAACATCGACACAATAGTGGAGGATGTGGCAGAAAAAATGGCAATGGCCGAGGGGCATCTTGCGAAGATCGAGGAGCATACCGGGCGGAGCGCCGAGCTACTCGACAGAATCAAGGAGATAATAGAAGTCATCAAGCGTGACGGAATAAAGACAAAATGATTATGTACACACTCGAAGGACTTGTGACGATAAACGGCACCGACATCTGGAAAGAGTATGGCGCCTTCCTCACCGAGGAGAAGAAGGGCGGCAGGGAGAACCTTACCGCCATAATGACGCCGGCAAAGGCCAAGAGCCATGTGGGTGTGAACATTCGGGAAAACAACGGCACGAAATACTCGGCACGGCTCGTGGCGAAGAGTGAGGAGCGCGACGTGACGCTGCATTTCGCCATATTCGCACGAAGTGCGGCCGAATGGATGGAGCGTTACCGAGCATTCATACGGATGCTTAAGACCGGAGATGAAGGGTGGCTTGTGTTCTGCTTCCCGCAGCTGGATCTCTCCATGCGCATGTTTTATGTGAGCAGTACGAGCTACAAGCCTTTGACCTATCTGTGGCGAGAGGGCGTTCAGGCGAGTCGGTTCAAGGTGACATTCAGGGAACCGGAACCAACATTCTAACGGAATGTCTTAGCAAAACAAAGACATTAAAATCGAATTCAATCACTGTTATAACGCTGTTTAAATATGGGATTGACAATATACGACAGGGAGGGGAATCCTCGGGCCGAGCTATCGGCCAACGACAGCTCGACGCAAGCGAAGGAGATCCAGGGCGACAACGTGCTGACGCTCTCATTCACTCTTTACGAGCATGTGGCACTCGATGTCGACGATTATGTCGATTTCGAGGATGAGCGTTATTGGCTGACCGAGCAGTACCGGCCCAAACAAATCTCGGAGCGTGAATGGCGGTATGAACTCAAACTCTATGGTATCGAGAGCCTGATCCGGAATATCCTCGTGATAAAGAGGGTGGATGGCGAGAACGATCCGGTGTTTTCCCTGACGGCTCCGCCGCGGGAGCATGTGGCCATGATCGCGAACTGCATGAACGAAGCCTGGGGAGGAATTTCCGACTGGAAAGTCGGTCAGGTGGATGGAACGGAGAACATCACTATTGACTACCATGGCAAATATTGTGACGAGGCACTGAAAGATGTGGCCGAGAAGGTGGAAGCCGAATGGTGGGTCGAGGGTCAGACAATTAACGTGTGCCGGTGTGAGCATGGCGAGCCGATAACTCTGGGGTATAATAACGGTTTGACGGTGATTGAACCGGACAAGGCCGACAATGTGAAGTTCTACACCCGGCTTTGGCCCGTAGGCAGCTCTCGCAACATAGATCCCGAAAAATACGGATTCTCGCGTCTGCAGCTTCCCGACGGACTGAAATATGTGGAGGTAAACGCCGACAAATACGGCAGGGTGGACCACTACGAAGATGCCGCCTTCGCCGACATCTACCCGCGGCGCATCGGCACAGTGAGCAGTGTGCGCAGCGAAGTGAAGAAGGGAGAGGACGGCAAGGATTTTACCATCTATTATTTCAAGGATTACAGCCTTACGTTCAACCCCAACGACTACATGATCGGCGGCAAGGTGTTCCGCGTATCCTTCCAGCAGGGGAGCGAGCTCGGCGGCCTGGGCGACGAGGAGGACGGCACCTACTACTTCGAGGTCAACTACAACGCCGACACCAGGGAATTCGAGATCATCACGATTTGGCCGTATGACAACGACGTGCAGCTCCCGGGCGGCACGCTCATCCCGAAACTCGGCGACAAATATATTCTTTGGAACCTGAGGATGCCCGACGAGTATTACAGACTCGCCGAAGCGGAGTTTCTTGAGGCGGTGAACAAGTATAACGACGAGCACGCTCTGGATATTTCCGTTTTCAAAGCGTCGACAGACCATGTTTGGATCGAAGACCAATCGGCTGAGCTATTTGTGGGGCGGCGTGTGCGCCTTGAGAGCGACCGTTATTTCCCGGGAGCGGGCTACAGGGACAGCCGTATAACCAGGATAACGCGTAAGGTAAACCTGCCGTCGCAGATGGATATAGAGATAGGAGATGCACTCGGCCGGACATCAAAGGTAAAATTTGCCGATGATATCTCGTCGGTACGATCCTACGCCCAATCCATAGCCGGATCCATAAGTCTGCCGGATATTGTCAGAACCGGGGACAGAACGCGTCTGACCGACAACAACCTCATGTCGGCGCTCAGAATCGACAAAAGTTACCTGTCGAAGGTGAAAGACGACCGGAGCGCGCATAGGATTTCGACCGACATGGCGTTTGAGGCGGGCCGGTATATCGCCGGGGCGTCGGGAGGAATTTTCGGGATGGATGTCAACGGAGACTCGTTTGCCGAGGTGGGGAGGCTGTATGTGCGCGTCAAGGCGCTTTTCGAGGAATTGACCGTAATCAAGGCTGGCGTGATAGCCGGAAAACAATATATCACCCCGGGTGGAGGTGTGAAGTGCACCCGGGTGGAAGAACTTGAAGGTGCATATCGCTGCTATTTTCTTGTGGAGCAGGATGGCGATAAGATTGCCAGCCGTTTTGAGGCGGGCGACCAAGCCATCTCGGAGGCGTTCAACGCCAAGGAGGGGGTGGCCAACGATATTGCCAACCATCGGTACTGGCGACTTGTGACGGGCGTTGACAACGAGGGTTACACCGACGACAACGGCAACCGCTACGGCTCGATAGACCTCTCGAAAACCGACTGCGAGGCCGACAGCGGTGTGCCGCATGTAGGCGATGAAATATGCCAGTTCGGCAACCGGAACAACCCTCTAAGGCAGACGGCCATGGTGTTCTCGACGGTGGAGGCGGATTCACCGAGCCTGAAAATGTTTAGCGGAATAAACGGGTATGCCCTGACCGACAAGGCTGTAATATCTTTCGGGCGCGACCCGCTATCAGGAAAGATATTTTTCCGTCTCGGAGCGACCGGGGCGACACAGTATCTCGATTACACGCAGGACAGTGGCCTCACCGTGGCCGGAACCATATCGACGCAATCGGTATTTGACGACGGGCAGGGGAACCGGCGAGGTGTGGCGGAGTATGTGGAGAAGGTTGCGGGCGGGGTGTTCGGGACGCTTGCCACACGGAACATAGCGTTGCAGTCGGGGGAGTGGGGCCTGGAGGACTGTACGTTTGAAAAGTTTTCGGATGTGGGGCTTACGAAGTGGAATACGTGGATGGAGCCATGCGGACTGAGCTTTGTTGGCGGTGGCCTTCGTATAGAACGCACCGGGGAGCTGACGCACGGAGCTACGGAACAGCTTTCGGTGAGCGACCTCGCAGCGGGACAGGTGGTGACACTTCGGCTAAAGGCGAAAGTTGAGGGGCTGACCGGCGAACCTTCGGCAGTGGTGGTTGAGCTGCTGAATCTTGACCAGGAGAATCTGCATTATGCCGTGTGGTTCGCTCAGATTACGGAGAACGGGGACGTGGATCTGACGCGAACCATGAAGGTGGGGGCGCGGATGAAGGATGCACGGCTGATGTTCAACATGGCGTATGCCGACATCGGGGCATCCATAACGATAAAAGAGGTGGGGCTGTATCTGGGCGATAGAATCCCGGAGCTGTGGGAGGCTGCGCCGGAGGATACGGGTTATCTGCGGCGGGCGTTGCAGGAGGCTGTGACGGACAGCACGGAGCTGACGGGGGGCATGGTGCTTTCGACGATGCTTCTGCTGGGTACGACGAGCGCCGAGGGCGTGCGCGATGTGCAATCGGGTATCAGCGGTGTGAATGATGCTTCGGGAGGTACCGCACCGGCGATATGGATGGGCGGGAATCCCTTCGGGGGCGCGGAGCCTACGGCGCTTTTCCGCCACAACGGCACGGGATACATGGCGTCGAGAGTAATAGAGTTCCTACTGAACGCTATCCGGCTGGGAGGCGGTCTGCAGCTCGACGCTTCAGGGCTGAAGCTGCTTGACGCCGACGGTACGGCGAAGATGCGCATATCCAACGAGCCGTTGGAGTATACAAACGTCGAGGCTGTGGAGAGCGAGGTTTCACAACTCGCTCCGGTTGTGTTGACGCAGAACATCACCATCGGAAGGCGCGAGCAGGTGACTATGCCGAACGGCATGGTGAAATTGGGCGGAATGGCTGTGACCGCAGGAGCTGAGTGGTCGGGTATTTCGCTGGGGACACTCACTGCGAAAACAGTGGTTTCCGGTACGGTGACAGTGGAGCTGGGCGTCAACACGGGGTCGGAAAAGATGCCGTTCAGCGGGTTGTTCAATGTGTATATATACAGCCTGACAGATGGCTTGCGCAATATTGTGTACAGCGGATCGCGGTCGTTTACCGACAAACCGTCTGTGGGCCGTGGCGTGCTGACGTTTAATGCTGTGATACCGACAGAAGGAGAGTATTACATTGCAGTGGTGATTCCCACTACGACGCGACCGCTCGACTATTGGGGCACAGCCTCAAACCACAGCATCGCTCCTGTAATCAACCTCAAAGTGACGCGCGGCATCGCCGAGCAGTTCGCTATTGCCTCGGACGGAGTGCTGGGCGTCTGGACGGGATTGAAATGGCTGGCCAAGGCAAACTACTTCGGTGTGCTGGCCGGATCGAACTACGGATTGCGGATGCAGCCGGACGGTATATATCTCAGGCTGGGGAGCGAGACATGGCGCAAGCTTGCTCTGAGCGGAAGCAATCTGGTGCTGAAATAGTTCAACGGCATCAACATACAGACGACTAAACAATAACAAGATGTAATCATGAAAGTGAGCGATAAGGCGATAGAGCATATAAAGGAGAGCGAGGGGTGCAGGCTTACGGCCTATAAGTGCCCGAGCGGCGTGTGGACGATAGGTTACGGCCACACGGGCGCGGATGTGACGCCGGGGTTGCGGATTTCGCAGGCTCGCGCGGATGCGCTGCTGGCCGGGGATGTGGCGCGGCTGGAGGCCGAGCTGCAGCGGTGGATGAAGATCGACGGCGTGGGTGCGCTGCGTCAGGGGCAGTATGATGCGCTGGTGAGCTTCGCGTTCAATGTGGGAATGAGTGCGCTTCGCGGGTCGACGCTGTGGCGCAAACTGAAAGCCGACGCGGGGGATGCTTCGATAGTCACCGAGTTTGGCCGTTGGGTGTATGGCACGCGAAACGGGCGTAAGGTAGTCCTACCGGGACTTGTGCAGCGTAGGGCGAGAGAGGTAAAAATGTACAATTCATAATTCACGATGCACGATGCACAATTATAATCAGAGGGATCAGACAGATAGGGGTTGGGGATGGCTGGCCGTGCGGAATGCGGTGCTTGTGGCGAGTGTGGCTATCATGGCAATACTCGCGGCGCTGGCATTGGGAGGATGCACGGCCACGCGGTATGTGCCGGTGGAGAGTACGCACACGGAGTATGTACACGGCAATACCGATGCGCTGGAGAAAATAATCGCTCTGCTCCGCGAGCAGCTTGTGCAGAAGGAGCGTCAGGTTGATTCTCTGATGCGCATGCGCAATGAGCGGCTTGTGCTCAACGACAATGGCGATACACTGCGGCATGATACGGAGCTGATTGTATATCGCGCGTCGCACCGGGAAAAAGAGCTGGAGCGGTTGGTGGAGAGCCAACGGGATTCTATCCGCGAGCTTCATCAGCAATTGCAAGCAGTAAAAGTGGACTCTATCCCGGTGCCTTATCCGGTGGAGAAGCGGCTCACGCGGTGGGAGCAGGCGAAGATGGATGTTGGCGGGTTCGCCATTGGAGGTTGCGCCGTGGGGGTGTTCATGATAATATTCTGGCTTGTTAAAAAATACAGGAGACTATGAAGGTAAATTATAAAAGTGATTTCGATGCCATACTGCGCCTGACGGACTGCGAGGGCAATGATCTGGGATGGCCGAAGTTCGACTGGAAGGCGAAGTTCTACACCTTTTCGCTCTCCAACGTGTTCACGGCCTCGTGTATAGGAGGCGTCACCGAGAACTGCTACAACGATGGCGGGGGGATTCATGTGGTGTTCGACAACCACAAGCTGGCTATCGGGTCGCTCCAGTGTGAGATCACCGTGGAGTTGCCCGATGGGCGGTATTCCGACGGGTATCACCGCGTGGTGACGCCGGAGCCGTTGGATATAGAGCTTGTGAAAGGCCGCGGGGACTGCCCGTCGACGCGCGCCGTCGCTGTTGTGACGTTGCCCGTGCTCGGCGAGCTGACCCGCGCCGATGTTGAGGCGATGCTTGCGGGGAAGCAGGACAAGCGGGAGCTGACGTTCGGGTTTATGAAAGACTATGACATAAGAGACTGGGCCGAGGAACATCCCGACGGGGTGTGGTTCTCCCGTTGTGATGGAGCCTTCTACCGCAACGGAGAGCTGGCCGAGGCAGGCGATGGCTACTACAACGAGGTTGCGGAGGACGGCACGGTGCGCGCCAACACGCGGATGGTGTTCCGCTGCAACGATACGCGCTACCGCTTCACGGGCCGCGAGCTGGTGAACCTCGACTGGGCTACGGGCGGGGCGATGCGCCGTGTGTTCCGCGTGCCTACGCTCAACGCCCATCCGGGGCTATTCTATCTCGATCGCGGGTATATCACCGTGCACGCGACTGAGCCGTGCCGCATATCGCTGAAAGGGCTGTACTGGCTCGAGGCAGGCCCGGGCTATTATGAGCGCATTCCTTTGAACGTATTTCGTGTCACATGTGGGCGGTTCTGCAAGGCTCATATCGAGGGCGACGAGCTTGTGGTGGAAGAAGGAGCTACTGGCGGCAAGGAATACTGGATTCATCTGTGCCTTCCACAGAGAAAAAGTAATCAAATACCCCCTACGGTGATAGGTGTGCGTATACGCCCCGATGGGGGTAAGGAGTTCTACCGGTGTCCTTCAACCAATATGAGCTTGCACGTACTCCCTCCGCCATCAGACGAGAAGTTTCTACTCAAATTGTTGCGGTCTTGCGTGTCCCCTCGGGGAAAGCATGCGAATGAGATTCGGTCACGCGACCTCTGGGGGAATAGAGCGCAGTATGAGGTGTGGCAGCGTAGCCGACCCAGGGTCGGTGGTTCGGGGCTGGGAAAGTATAAGCGCGTCTGGCGTTGGAAAAAACTTACCCTCTTCCGGAAATTTGACAAAGATGGGAACCTATCACATAAGATAGTACGTGGCAATCATGCGCTATTCCGCATCCGCATCCGGCGCTGTGGCGTATGGTCGGAATGGAGCTATTTCCATGTGGACTTTCTGGGCGAAGGCAAAGTGAAGGTGCGTCGCAGCCAACCGTTGCACCGCGCCGGCACTCGCATCTGTTCGCTGACCGAGGCCGACATAGACGCAATGTTCAAACGCTGAAAAAAGATAAGATTATGGAAAACGGAAAAAAGAAATATCTTGACGGGGATGGAGCGCGGTATCTTGTGCAACAGATGCAGAAGGAAGTGGCGCCGGTGCGCGAGAATGTGGATTTCAACAACGAGATTCTGTACGGGCGCACGGGTGTGCCGAAGGTGTATAATATCGACGATTTGGTAGATGAACCGATTGCGGCGGGCATTGATGTTAATTCGGACAATTTAGAAGAGGATTATATTACGGCGCTGGTAGCGGCTCTGAATAAGGCGAGAGGTTCGGATAAGGTTGCCGTTGGCGATATTGTGGAATCGAATATGTATATGGAGCTTATCAACGCCGGGCTTGTGACCTGGGCGGATATTCTCGATTGCAAGCCGGAGGATATTCCCGAGGGGTTCCCCGACAGTCTGCCTGCGGATGCCTCAGATGAATTGGTATCTATGGCGGCGGAGGCGAAAGATATATTGAGTGTGACGACGTATCGTTTCCGCAGGGCCGATACCAGTGACAATTGGACATATGGGACACTGCCGGGTTTATTTGGCTGGCAAATTCTGATGTCGGACACCGGATATGAATTACCTGGGCTTATTGGTGCGGCATACGATGCCGCCATCAGATTGTCGCGCATTCCATCAACCATACAGAGTGCGGTGAAAAAAGTCCCGGTTAGAGGAATCGGCTCAGTGGGCGTCTTCTACTTAGATGAGAATAATTCCGGTGGGTCCGATATCATTTACAGCACAACATTAGAGTGTTTCCTCTACCGGAACGGCTCAGGTTCGGGAAGACCTTTTGCGGACGCCACTCTGGGGGATGTAGGCAAGTTGCAGGAATATACGGTGACGCGGCCCAAACTTGGCTATCTCTATGTGGGGCGGGGGTACATCGGTTCGGGATCCAGCAGTCTTGGCATCACGCAGATTTATGTGGGGCGGTATGATTCGACAAAAAAATACAATGTGCTGGTGCCATACAGCGAATTACCATCTACCACCAGCGCCAAGGTTGAGGATTTGAGCACTAAGGTCGAAGATATTATTTCTACGATGGATTTGGTGAATGCGGCGTTTGAGGCTCTTTCGGGACGTGTGGCGGCCTTGGAGGCGAAGGCGGAAAGTGTAACCGATAACAGTAATGACAATGGAGAATAAGACTTTACGTGAGCGGCTGGCGGAAGCCAACCGCAAGGTGAGAGAAAAGCTTACGCAGGTATCGGTGCGCTACGATTCAGTCAGCAGCGTGCCGGCGGGATCTTCGCAGGCGCCGCTGACGGATGAGCAGCGATATGCCGCGGAGGTAGAGCGGATGGTGCGGATGCGCTATTCGTTGAGCGATGAGCTTGGGCTGTTGCGTCAGCGTGAGAGCAAGCCTGAGGAGTTTGAGGCGTATTACGCCTACGTGGAGCAGTGCAAGGCCAGGGCGAAAGCTGTGGCCGCGGACCAGACGCCGACCACAGGTGATGAACCTGAAAAGACGGTTGCCGGGGGCGGCGTGGTGCTGATGGATTTTGTGTGAGGGGAGGAGATGCCCGAAATGCGACGCCGAGGTGACGTAAGGGCATAAAAAAGCCCGAGTCGAGAGGTGTTACTTCACGCACAAACGCAAAGTCTAACCGGCGTTGTCTCGGGCATCACAAAAGTACGAAAATTATTTGAACGGCGCAATAGTGCCGGGAAGTTTTTAACCTTAAAAATTAAACTATTATGACAAAAATCTGCAATGACCGCGGAGGCTCTGACAAGAAGCTCCATGCTTTTGTGGCGCTGGTGATCGCGGCTCTGGTGGGCGTGCCGATGGCGCCCGTTCCGTTCCCTTCGGCATGGATGGCCGGGGCGGTGGCTTTCGCTGTGACTATGGCCGCGGGTATCTGGAAGGAGGTGCGCGATGCGCGCCAGAAGGGGAATCATTTCTGTGTGTGGGATTTGCTGGCCGACGCCGCGGGGGCGCTCTGTGGTGCCGCTGTGGCCACCTTGGCAAATTACTACTGCCTCCACGACATCGGCGGCGACTTGATCTGAATTATCATCCGGCGGGTATGAACTGCCCGAATATGAACATCCCCGGCGCTCGTGTGAGGGCATCGGGGATGAGTGTATAGGTGGCGACTCGGCGGTACGTTCCGTTTTCAGATTGTTGCACGTTTCGTTTTAATTTTGACACATTTCGTTTTGGCTTCGTTGCACGTTTCGTTTTGCGGATTATATGCGCAAAAAATTCTCGATGAAGTACATTGAGAAAGAACGAATATTCAGAAAATTATTATCAAAGAATGATAATTATCGTCTTAGAGGTGACATAGATGGTCTTAACGGGGTGATAATAGACGGAGACGTCTATCTTACCAAAACAAATACTACTCATAAACATAGATGCAGTCTGTGTGAACTTGATTGTTGTGATGGAGAAAAGATGCACGATACAATTTGTGCTAATATCTGCGCATCAGATGAGTATTTCGTGAAATCAAAAGACTTAACCGACAAAATCAATGGAAAATAAAGACCAAATCGCCGCCCTCGCCCGCGAGTATGGCGAATATGAAGCAAATTCTTTGGATTACGATATGTGTTCCGACCCTGAATTACGGCACAAATTGGTAGCTAAAGGAAATTCAGAATCCGCTCAATCTGTACTTGAATGGCTGCTCCGCCGCTTCTGCCTTGTGGAGAAAGAACGATTAAAAAGAGTCATGTCGCTGCACATCGAGAAATGTGATGAAAACGTCAAGGGAGGCAAGGCGTGGTTTTTCCACAACGGCAGCGCAAGTACACTTCGCTACCTCTTCCCCGAAATCGCAGAGGAGGTGGAGGAATGAATATTAAAAATGGGCTGAAATTCATCGGCAATGAACTGCTTTTTCTATTTGCCATAGCGGTCTTTATTAGCTTGGTTACGGCATTAGGAGTAGTTGCCACAATACTGCTTGCGATGTTAGGACATTGGATTGGAATAGGTAAAGACATTTTCATCTATTTCGCCATGTTCTGTATATTTTGGAAAGTATGGAATGCCTTGGCTTGGATAGTTGGAAAGATAGCCGACAGAATCGAGCGTAAAAAGGAACGTGAATATTTTGAACAATTAAACAAAGAAACATGATAACCGAAACAACCTATACCCCAGCCGACCTACACCATGGCAAATGCGAATGGTGCGGCGAGGAATCAGACGAAATCGTTACTACCGAAGATGGCGAAAAATGCATCGAGTGCATTGAAGAAGAAAAGTTTTACCAAGAAACAATGAAAGGACTATGAAAGTCTCAGAATTAATCAAAGCTCTCAGCGAGCGCCCGCAAGACGCGGAAGTGTTTTTTGTCGAGAACGGCAAAGGCATGTATGAAATCTCAAAAGTCCGAACTGCCCATTCCGGAGAGTGCGACGAACTGAAAGAAATTACAGGCGACGAGTTTGTAATAATTCAGTAAAAAGGCGCGAGCCTCCTACCTTCTCGCGCCCCGACAAATTTGTAAGCCGGATTATTCCTTCACTTCAAAGCAAAATACTTTTCCATGCTTAGGGTAAATCCTTTTACCATTCTTCGTTATGAATTTGGCAAAAACCAACTTACATCCTTGTTCAATTGCATTTTTAACTTGGATCATTCGACTGCTCCTTTCTGCGGATTAACTACCGCGTGGTTCTTGCATTTGGCGCAAGAAAATAAGCTCGGCAGTAGGGAGTTGCCGAGCTTAGCTCCTTAATTGGCGGACGGCTGATTAAGGCGAGGGATGATAGAGGGCTTTGAGCAGTCTCTATGTCTTAGTTAAAAATGCGTTGCAAATATAACACCTTCATTCAATCATTCAATCATTACATGCAGCATAATTAACAGATTTAACATTTTATCACAATGATTTTTTTATCTCAATGATATAATTATGACACAACAAGAGTACGAACAGAAACGCCGCGAGTGCTGGGAAAAGTTCTGTAGAGCAAATCCAAGCCACAACAAATCTATTTTCGCACGAAAAGTATTTGACTTCGCTTTCGACCGCGCATACGCCCTCGGCAAGCAGACTGAGATAATCTCGCAGGAGGAGATTGAAAAGATGGCATGGGATTATGCCAAAGATACTTACTATCCTACGCCCGATTACGGCTGGTATGAAAGTGACGATGAGCAGATGAAAGAAGTCTTGGAGAATACTTTCAAGGCAGGTGCCAACTTCGCCCTCGGCAAGCAAGAAAGTAAGCAAGAAAGTAAGCAAGAAACCGTGATTCAAGGCTGGGCGGCGAGAGATGAGAGTGGCCTGCTGAATTTCTTTTACGGAGGCAGTGTGCCATATAAGAATGATAACGATGGGGATTGGAATACGGCATTCGGGCGTGTTCTTGAATACTTGCCGCGAGAAATGTTCCCCGACCTCACATGGGAATCAGACCCAATCGAAGTAGAAATAATCATCAAAAGAAAGAAGAAATGACGATACAAATTAAATTCAGCTATAACAGCACGGTCTATACCATGCTTGACAACAAGGTGTACTCCTTTGAGGTGGAGAAGATTGAGATATACATTACTCCCAAATCAGTTGGTGCTATCTGCACGCCATTGGAGATTGCTGTGGTCTACTACGACTACCAATGCCATCATAGATTCGACGAGCAAGACTGCTACGCAACCAAAGAAGAATTAATCGCATCATTATGACAACAGAACTTCAAAATAGAGCATGGTCTATCCTCCCGAAAGAGTTCAAGGAGGAAGTGAAGAAAGAATGGCAGGATGCCGACAGTGACTACCGTGCCGAAGATGTGCTTGAAAATATCTTTGGTTTTGACAACCTCACCTCTGACGCGGAGGAAGATGTAGAACTTCTGCACGTCACAAGACAGAAAGTGATGGGACTTTATGCAAACGCCAAGAAAATACATGACCTCTATACAAGCGCAACCTGCATCAATACGAAAGAGAGCCAGCAGATAGATATTTGCAAAGGTGTTATGAGCATATTAGATACTCTTTTCGGCTCCAAATGCCTGCCGGAGCCAAGCAAGTTACAGGCAAGTTGCCGGCAAGTTAATGTTGACAGCTCACATGGTAATGTTGACAGCTTACATGGTAATGTTGACAGCTTAGAACCGAAGCCAGCCGAGCCGAATCCCGATGGGGACAATCTGACCCCAGAGCCGCAACCCGCCAACCGTACGCCATCATCGTACACTCAACCGGTGACAGATTGTCACCAGATAGACCGTCTCCACATCGCCGCAATGGCGATGCAGGGCATCCTCTCCAATGCCAACTGGATGAAAAGGTACAAAGACATTGCACTATACCCTCTCCCCGACAACCTCACAAGAATCGTAGCCCGCAACGCCCTGCGCTATGCCGACGCCCTCGTTGCCGAATCCCACAAATAAAACCTACATTTAAACTTATGAAAATAGAAACGCTCTACGAAGCCAATTTGATTTATAACGAATTGCGTGAAAAAAAATCTATGCTCACCCCCCCGGGATAAAATTAGCATTGATATTGACCACATCGACTGCTGCCGCGATGCATTGAGGCTTATGCTTAGTCCCGAAACCCTCGAGGCGATTGAAACGAAGAAGGATGAGATTCGCGACCTGATAATCTCCGACCTTACAAATCAGTGCGAGGCGATGGAAGCTAAATTGGAAGCCCTATAAGCTTTGACTTTATATTTACGAGAGCGAGAAGTGCAGTCGGCGAGAGTGATGCTACCGCTATCGCGAGCTGCTACGCTCCCGCACTTTGTCAACGAACCGAAAACACCAATAATAGCTAACGATTATCAAAAAATGAGATTAAATAAAATCATCAAGGTGCCGACGGGTGAAATCTACGTCGCACAAGGAGAGAAAGGTCTGCTGGAGTTCCTGACAGTAGGAGACTACGGCAAGGACGCGAACATCAAGGCTGACTTCCTCGGCATAACGAGGGAGCTGAACGGAGTGCCTAACGGCAAGCCTATGCCGCTTACGGAGAAATGGGTCATAACCATCTCCACGCAGTACGGTTGCTCGATGGGCTGTAAGTTCTGCGACGTGCCGAAAGTGGGAGCAGGACGCAATGCCACACTTTTCGACCTGAGAGACCAGATATTGACCGCTATCCGTCAACACCCCGAAGTAAAGCATACTAAACGCCTGAATATCCACTATGCGCGTATGGGAGAGCCGACATGGAACTACTATGTTGTTGTCAATGCCCTGCTTCTGCACGACATTGTGAGTCCCTATATCGGCGACTCGCTGATACACCCCGTCGTAAGCACGATGTTGCCGAAAAACAACCGAGGACTCCGCGAGTTTCTGCGCCAATGGACGGATAAGGTCAAGAATGAGACATTCAACGGCGATGTATGATACTCCCGTATTTCAGACCGATGGAGTGCGTTTTTCAAGCAAGGAAGAGC